TAGGGTGCAGCCATGTAAGGAATGGTAGCAGGTTTAAATGGATTAAGTACCATACGCAAGAGTTTACCATTACAAACCCATATATTTGCCTGTAATTCGTCAACTCCCTCAAGCTCTGGAGGGATATCAATACCCTGTTCCACCAACATATCATAGTCACACATACCCCAATACTCAAGGACTTCATAGCGTTCTATTCCATGCTCTGGTGCGTAGTCAGATAAATCGTCTTCCCAAGATTCTTTTGTATAGTTTGTTCCTTGTGCAATAGCATCATTAATTACAGAAGCTCTAAAGTAAGGTCTTCGTTTTAATCCCAGTAATTGTGATCGTGACATTTTATGTCGTTCAATTACAAACTGAGCTTCATCCATATTGTTTGCATCTGGATCTGGGTAAAAGTTCCATACAGAAACATGAGATACTTGTGGTACAGTTTTAATTGTAGGTGAGTACTCTCCATCTGGACCCCAGTTTGGGTATTCTTTGTCTACTGCAAATGGGCCTTTCATTACGCCTGTACCAAATAATGCCATCTCAAAGGCTGTACTACGTAAATGTTTATTTGCACTTGACTCTTCAAGTTGATCTTGTATTTTTTTCTGCATACCTTTGGCAGCAATCATAGCAGGGCTAAAAGTTACAGAAGTTGGAGTTTTACCTACACCCACTTTTACACCTTCAATACCGTCTAGCTTTCCTTCTATTGGACCTAAACTTTCTGCAAGAGTTTTAGCAGTTGATCCTGAAGGTATAGTTTTACCATCTCCATTAAATCCGTAAGGACTAATTTCTTTATCTAATTCTGAATTTCTAGACTGTTCAGGTGCTTGTGGATCAAAATGTACATCTGCTACTACACCTTCAGGTAGTACTGTTGGTTCTACAGTAAGTGGAAACTTGTTATTTGCAAATAGTACATCAACAATTTGACCATAGGCTGCAAGTGTTTTAGTTTTTGTAACTTTAATAAATACTCTAGACTTTTCAGCTTCTGTAAACTGTACGTCTGATCCGTATATACCTCTATAGTTACGATATGATCTTAACCATCTATCTTCATCTTGTTGTCTATAGTCGTCAGCACGTTTATACCGTTCCATTACAAAAGGAATAATACCACTAATATCCGCATCATCAACTCCTGAATTATCAGAGTCTTCTAATACTATTTGTTCATCGTCTGTATAGCCTTTATCTTCTTCCATTTATACTACCTTTAATATCCAAAAGTTTTGTCTGCCATCGGCATACTAGATTGGGGTGGTCCGTTAGGATCATAGTCAAATATACTAAACCTTGGTCTAGACATGATACCATATCTTAGTGCGTCATACAAGTGATCTTCACTATGAGTATCTACGTCTTCTAGATTTTTTTTATCCAATGGTATTGCTGGTAACTGAGAAACCATATTTACACAACTATTAAAGAATACTAATCTGGGTTCTTCTGTAAACTCATCAACTTGTAGTCTTCTGTGTATTTCGTTTTTACCTGCAACTCTTGATCCTTTACTTCTATCTGAAGGTCTCCAGCGACATCCCCTACTTACCATCTGCTCTGCAAGACTAGGACCAGTATCCCCTCTTTTGTGCCAAAGAGAACTATCCAAAACTCCGTATCTAATAGTACCGTCACCTGCCTCCAATTCTAATATTCTGTCGGCTAAATCTGCGGCTAGTACTTTACCTACATACAGTTCTCTGTAAACAATTAACTGTTCGTTAGGGGCGCAAGCAAACCAAACTACTCCAGATTTACTGCCGTAACCATAGTCACATGCTCTGAATTTTACCCAGTTACTTGGTATATCAAAGGGTTCAATTACATGTATGTTTCTATCAAACTCTGTAAAGGCTGCCCCTTCTTTAATATCCCAATCACCGTCTAGTAGCTGTCTTCTTTGCTGTTCTGGTAATGACAAAAGCATTGCTTCGTAATCACCCTGTCTAGCTAGGTAAGGATTGTCTCTTAGTCGTGCTGGTATAAACCTACGTTTAAATAAAGTTATACCTGCTTTTTCGTGTCCAACTGGATACTTTAGTATTTCTCCAGTTTCAATATCTGTTGCATCAAATGTTACATTTGGTACTGCTGGGTCAATAAACATTTTCTTAACCCAACTATGTCCTCTACCTCCGGGGTTTGTAGTAGCCCTCATAAAAATAGGTAGATCTGGTGCAGTAGACCGTAAACGAGAACGCATGTAGTTCCATGCATATGGTGTGGCCCATTGAGTTAATTCGTCAAAGCCTATCCAGCTAAACGCCAGACCCTGATAACGCAAGACATCGTCTTCTCTATCAAGATACGACATCCACAACCTTGCGCCAGAAGGCGCGGTCCACTGCATCTTTCGTTCAGACCATTTAATTCCGGGCCAAATCTTGGGGTACATCTCTTGTGATTTAAATATAAGTTCACGTAGCTCTTCCGTTGTGTGTCTTAGTAGTAGACCACTAAAAGCAGGATGCCCCATATACCTCAGAGGGTCTGCAAGCATTGCGTATGATTTACCACCACCAGCACTGCCACCATATAATACTTCTCGTTCACTTGCCGCTAGAAAATCTGTTTGTGGGCCATCATTAGGCTTAAAAATTATATTGTGATCTTCTTCTATTTTTTTAACTGCTGCAATATCAATACTGCTAGTTTCTATTATTTTAGATTGCGGTTGCTTCTTTTGCGCCAATACGACTTTCTTCAATTTCTTTCGCTTTGGAGATTGCCTTTTCTGCATACTCTGCCCATTGGCGTAGGCTTCTAGCTTTGTTACTTCTTCTTTGCTCATTATCCAATCGTTTCCTTAAACCTACGTGAGATATAGATCTACCAGTATTTGTTGTCAACCAGTTTGCTACTTCACGATATGAGTATTGTTTTAAATACTTTTTTGCCATTTCAAGTTTGTCGAGTTGGTCAGGGATTGGATTTAATATGGCATTGTCTTCTGTGTTTTCTTCGTATCCAAAAGGTACTGTTCTTGATATTTTAGGTATCTTGACCCATTGGTTATTCTCTTGTATGTCTATGGGTTGTGGGAGTTTCCATTTGCCAAGAGATCTATCAGTCATTTGTAGATACAACTTTAGGCGGCATTAACATAACACCACCTTTAGCTTCTACCTGTACCTTTTCAGTTTTAACTAATCCAGTACGATCTAATAATTCTTTTGCTGCACTTAACTTATCACGTATGCCTAGCTCTGTTGGTTCATACAAACCACCTACTATCGACATTGCAGCTTTAGGTGCATTACTTGCCATGTAAGACTGTGTTGCATCTAAAATTTCATCTTTAAGACTATTGACTACTTCACGAGTATTATACGTAGGAGCATACCCAGCAAGTTTTTTTGCAATAGCTACGTCACCACCTGCCTCGTCAAACAGTACACTTAAAAACTTTTGTTGTTTTTCTGTTAACTCTCTTGCCATTTCTATTTCTTTCCTGCTAAATATCTAGGCACTTTTAGCTTTCTTTTTTGCTGTTGCTGAAAGATCTTTAAGATGAACCACAGGTTTAGAACTTTTAGTATGTGCTTTACCTGTGTGTAAGGAGCCATTAGCCATTTTATGAGTAACCCCATTGAATTTTCTACCGTCCTTATAATAGTGCTGTACGCCTTTTGCCATTGTATTATCCTTTTGCTGCAAATGCAGATCCTGTTAGTATTGCCCCAAATGCTAAATGAAACAAACCACCACCCATTAAAGTAAACGGATTGTGTTGCCCTGTTAGCTTTTTCATTAATTCCATTTGCACCATTGGTTCTGTCGTTGAGTTTATTATCATCATAAATTCAGATATATCCGGGCGATTAATTCCATACCAAATAGGTACAAACATAAAGTCATAAAAACATATTAGTAAATATATAATAAGAGCTGACCATCGCCAAGTCATTGTACTCTTTTGTTGAGGTGTTAACCCTTTGTGCATTTAAAGACAGGGTGGAGTACACATCAGTTTGTTAGTTCCGTAAAACATAACAACTATAAATACTGCAAGAGCTAGTCCTATCCATATCCATTTGTTTTTCATTGTTACCTCTTTAACATTTCTAATGATGTTTCTAATGTTTCATTATTTCTACGAGTCCAGCCTTTACCAAATGTTTTAAAGGTAGAAAGACTTTCATAAAACTCTTGACGAGTAGAGTGCATTTTAACTACTATGTCTTTATGTGTAAAGTTTGCAACAGCTTTAAGTGTCATAGGGCCAATACCACCATCAGCAGTAACGCCAACGATCCTCTGTAAGGCTTTCGCAGAACGGCCCACTCCACTATTAACCCCCCAGTCAAATACAGACCAGTCAACTCCACTAGGTAAATCGTCACATCTCCCCCTATCCCAATAGTTTTTCTTGTATATAGGTGATACATCTATTGGTGTCAACGCTCTCATTTCTTTTTCAGTGGCGTTACCATTAGTGTAAGCATCATATACAGCTTTGGTTACACCTAAGTTTGTCATGCCTCCGGGGTCAGAAGGATGATTTACAAAACCACCCTCATGTTTCAGAAGCATGTTTAAACAAAGTTTAAAGTTTTCTATACTCATTTTTTAGCTATCTTCTTAACTTTTTCAAATGAACGTAGTCCACCTAATCCCAACATTCCCATTAAGACAGTCATAAGACTTCCCATATCAAATGCAGGTAGAGGTGGTAACTCTGCCCCAAACATTGTAGCAAAGAATATTATACAGGGCTGTAGAATAAAATGATACATTAAAGCAATACCACAAGTCCACCCTACAAAAGGTCGCCATCCCCCAATAAAAATGGAACCAGACTTTGCCTCTTCCTGATTAACAGCAATTTGAGACATAGCTAGTTCCTGAGCATGACGTTCTGCCATTGTAGATATTTCATGGGCTAATGCAGCCTTCTGATCTTTATCTTCAATGAACTTGTCAAGTAGTCCTGTAACTGGGGATATAAGTTGGGCTAACATTATTTCTTTTTCTTAGCCATACCGCCACCCATGTATCCCATAGATTTTTTCTTAGCCATACCGCCACCCATCATTTTCTTTTTAACCATACCACCAGCTTTCATGTAACCCATCTTGTTACGCACAGCAGTAGGTAATTTTTTTAAACCGCCTGTAGGTTTCTTTTTCATTGCTCCCGGCATAGTATCTTCCTTTCAATATCGTAACGAGAAACACCTATATCTCTGAGTTCTCTA